CAATCAAGACAACTTGAGTGATGAGTGGTTTGAAGCAACAAAGCTCCTCCCTCCTGATGAACGTGAGGCCATGGTCATGAATAAACCAAAGCCTCCAAGTGGTTTGGTGTATTCAGAATTCAATCCGGAGAAACATGTCATTGATGACTTCAAGTATGATCCATCCATGAGCGGACGAATCGCTATTGACTGGGGATTCAGAAAGCCGTCGGTATTGGTCATCGTATATGATGAGGTAAGGGAAGCCTCAATCATCATCCATGAATTCAACCCCAAGGAAGTGACCATCGAGCAGCTCAGTCAGATGATCCTTGCATTTGCTTGGCCTCGTGCCTTGATGTCAATGGCACCATCTTCACGAGTATGGCTTGATACAGGTGTTGCAGACAAAGCAGGCAAAGCAAGATCTGATCACACTGGCCTCTCAGCTTTTCGTATGATTCGCAAGCATCCGGATGATGGAGGGATCGGATTGCCTATGAGGTCAACAACGGACCCGGTGAGGACTGATGTACTCAATGGAGTGCAGAGATTGAAACGAGCTTTCAACTCAGGGAAGTACTTGATCACTCGTGAGGTATGGGACAAAGGAGAGAGAGCGACAGGCAACTCAATCAGAAAAGCTTTGCTCTCATATGCTTGGGATAACAAGGAACAACCAAAGAAAGATGGACGTGAGGATCCTCTTGATGCTCTAAGATATGATTGTATCTTCCATCATTGGACAGAATCATCCCGCAACTATCAACCAAAGAGCAAACCCAATCGAAAGGTCAGAGTTGGCTCTTCAAGAAAAGTCGAGTTTTAAATGATTAGCAAAGAGTTGACTGAGCTTTATAAAAACAATTTTATGTATGCAATTGCTTTTGAATTCACACAAGATCACGACGATGCTTTTGACTTGATGCAAGATACATATGTGAGGATCATGAATAAAAAGTCATATTACAAAGAGAAGAGCTTCCATGGATGGGTCAAGGTTGTCATGAAGAGAATCCACTTGAACAACATACGCAGAGAAGCAATCAAGAATCGAGCTTTGATGACTTATGAAGACAAGTACAAACCTCCAGAGTCTCATGATTCAACTGACTTTGTATATTGCAAGCAACTGATCAAAATATGCAAACATAAAGAGATATTAAAACTTCAAGCCGTGGGATATACTGTTGAAGATATCAGTGAGATGACAGGCATCAATAAGAATACAGTCTTTTCCAAGTCGAGATACATGAGAGATAAATTGAGGGAATACAAATGAATGAAGCAAAGAAAAAAGTCATCGTTGATCTGACTTACAAAATGATCATTGAACCAAGTCAAGGATTCCCTCCTCATGAGTTTGAGGAGTCAGTCAAGTTATTCATGGAGATTGTCAAATCACTCTTGGAGGAAGATTATCAAAAAGATAATATTTGACAAATAGTGATATCAAAATGATAATATACCCAAAGTGATCAACATCACCGAGGGTATTATGCATAAAGATGATGACGCACCAAGACACTTGCGAGCCAAGTATCCAAGGTTTAAAACTTTGGGTATCACAGGGACTCAACTGTCCGGTGGTACCATCTCAGGCTATGAACAGAATACAAGCCTTACAGGTCTCTCGTGGGTTCGTGCTGCTGAGGAGATGCTCAGAACGGATCCTGTTGTTCGTCGTTCTTGGCATATGCTCAGACAAACCTTGCTATCTGCAACATGGAGATTTGAGGCTGGCGTTGAGAATGATCCTCAATCTGAGGAACTAGCACGATTCGCAAATGAGGCATTTGGCTTCGATGGATATGCCGGCCAGATGTCAGTCTCATGGGAGGAGCAACTTGGATATCTATTCGAGTATGTGACAATTGGATATCGCTATGCTGAGGAGATTTACAAAGTTGGTCTTGATGCCGAGGGACGCACAAAAGTCTTCCTCGATTATTATGCTGATCGTGAACCCTCTGCACACAATGAATGGTTGAGCCGTGATGGTCAACATCTCGACGGTGTACTTCAAACCGTCGTTGGTGTTGGCAAGACTCCAAGACCTATCCCATCAAACAAGCTCCTCCTCCTCACTCTTAATAGAACAGGATCCAACTTTGAGGGTGTTGGGATGTTGCGTCCTGTGTGGTGGTGGTGGAAGACAAAGCAACGTGTATCAAACATGATGTGTGTTGGTCTTGATCGTTGGGCAATTCCAACCCCTAAAGTGACAGTTGATAGATCAGTGGCAGAACTTCAAGGTCTGACTGATGGTGACATTGATGCAATGATCAACGATGCTGAAGCACAGGCACAAGCTTTCCTTTCAACTGAGCAATCTTACCTCGTTGAGAATGCTGCTGTTAAGTTTGATTCATACAGCACAACCCCATATCTTTACTCGCAAGGTCCTCTCGACATCATCAAAGAATGTGACAACCAAATCAGTCAAGCCTTTCTTGCTCAATTTGCAAATCTCGGAATCAGTGACACAGGCTCACGATCCGTCGGAGAGGTTCATCTCTCAGTATTCAGAAGATCAGCAATCAACCTTTGTGATGTTGTTGCAGGTCAAGTCAGTGGACCCGACAGAAGAGGAGGGGGAACAATTGGCAGGTTGATCAGATTCAACTATGGAGCCGTTGACTCTTCCAAGCTTCCACGGTTGACTCATGCTGGTCTCGACACAGATGATCTCGCAAACAATCTCGGCATGCTTGGACCACTTGTCCAATTTGGACTATTGACTCCAGACGATGAACTTGAGAGAGCGATTCGTGAAAGGTTGGGAGCTGGTGATCTTCCGGAGGATGCACAAAGGTCAGCCCTCGAAAGAGCAGCATCAACCAAGTCAGCCGGAGGATCTGCTTTACTTGCTGAGCAACTGATCAAAGCGAGAAGACGCAATGAATAAAAAGAGAACACAAGCTCAGACACCAGCACCTCCCAAAGATCGAATCAAAGGATCAAAGAAGAATCCTCAAGGATCTGCAAGTGGTTCGCGTGGAAAGATTGAAGTCAGTCAAGCAACTGAGAAAGCTCTCGTCAATCTTCGGAACAAACACAATGATAAATACAAAGCTCCATCCAAGAGGGTGGATCTTGGTATGTTGAAAGCTGTATATCGAAGAGGGAGCGGTGCATACTCTGTCTCTCATCGTCCCAATGTGAAGAGTCGTGAGCAATGGGCCTTGGCTCGTGTCAAAGCTTTTCTCAAACTCGTCGGAACAGGTGAGAGAAAAAAAGCATACAACACTGATCTCGACTTGCTTCCCAAAGGTCATCCTCAAAAGACTGATTTAAAAACTGAGGCAACGGCTTTGTCACTTCCTCAAAAGTATTCACACATATCATTCAAACCTCCCGAGGGTGCAAAGACAGCAGCAGCAAGGGCACTTAAGAAAAGAGCAGAGAAGCCACCAAGTCAAAGGGGGATGACTCCTGTTGGCTTGGCTCGTGCTCGTGATCTTGCGAATGGTCGAGAGCTTTCTCCGGAAACAGTGAGACGAATGCTTGCATACTTCACACGCCACGAGGTCGACAAAAAAGGATCGACGTGGGATGAGTATGGCAAAGGTCGTCAAGCTTGGGATGGTTGGGGTGGAGATGCTGGTTTTTCTTTTGCTCGAAAGGTCGTCAAACAAATGAATGCAGCAGATAACAAAACAACATTGAGAGCATATGGAGAAGCAATCCAACTCTCAGAGTCAAATGCTTATGAGGTCCCTGAGGGATTGACCATTGGCAAACCATTTAAAACTTTATCCTTGGGTCAAGTCTCTTCTCGTATGAGTGGAGATGCAATCGGAAAAGAGATTGATCAAAATCTCATCTCTGAACTTGTCCGAGTATTTAAAGAAAGACGTGATCATGATCCTGTCATTATTGACTGGCAACATGCGACGTCACCTTTTCAAGGTGGATCACCAGCTCCTCCGGAGTCCGGCTCTGCCCTTGGAATGATTATTGATCTTGAAATGAGAGAAGATGGTCTCTATGCGATCCCAGCTTATAACGAGCGAGGACTTGAGGTTGTCAAAAATGCTGGTGGAGTCCTGTGGTCGTCTCCTGAGTATATCCATGGAGAGATCTTTTCTCGTGATGGTGGTGACAAGGTTGGCGATGCTCAACTGCTTGCAATCACTCTCACACCAAGA